TTATCGTGATGCTTTCCCATTTATGCTCCTAATATAAAAAGAGCGGGACTGTCGTGAGAGAAGTCCCGCTCCCATAAAATAATTATACTACAGGTTACTTTCTAAAGTCGAAGGCTGAGCCTACCCATTTTTTCATATTCTTTATGGAATTCCATTTAGATGTGGACCAAGAGAATCCTGCGTCTCCGCCCCATAAGTCCCATGCGACTCTTCCTGGGCTAGGGTAACCTTCTTCTCCAGAATTAAACCCTGTTGCCTTTTTGTCAACTTCGTGTCTGGAAAAGAAAGAATACATTCTTGCTACTGTTGATTCACTTAACTCAACACCATTTACAATTTGATTTGCTCTGGCAAGACCTACCCGTGTCCCGCCACGCTTACCTTCTTTCTTCCACTGAAGGGCTCTTGCAGCAGCAGACTTCATCCCATCATTTGGCTTAAGGCTAATGTCAGCCTTGCTCATGTCGGACTTGGAAGATGAAATTCTTAAAGTCTTAACTTTGTGACCTACTAAAGTATCTGTTGGCTTTCCATCTCTATAAAGTCTAATTAAAGCAGCTGGGTCATCTGATGTTCCTGTAATTGTAAAGTCAGAATTAGGAACATTGATAGATCCATTTCTAACAACTCTTACAACCTTACCTCTTGCAGTTCCACCGCTGGAATTCCATGAAACCATGTCTCCAACTTTTACTGAGTCTGCTTTAGAAATATCATCATCTTCCATTTCACCAGACATATCTACATATCCATCTGGAATTACGGCAAATCTACACTTACCTTCAGGTTCAACCTCTATTGAAATTATCTGGCATACACTGCCACCTGAATATAATGTGCAGTTGGAGCATTTTACTCCAATTTCTTTTTCTTCGTTTTCTTCTGCTGGTTCATAGCCAGCCCAAATTCCACTGCCATCTTCATTAAACTTTCCATATTCATTTGAAATAGAAATTAATGCATCGTGCAATGCTTTTTCATCTGGAGTTAAAAGTGATTCTAAGTTATTCATATGAAAATTATAGCATAAATGGGGCTAGGAAACCCCAACCCCATTTATATTACTAAATATTACTCAGATTTTTTATCTACTGTGCTAAATGCCGCATTTATTTCTTTAGAACTTAGCTTTCCGTCATCCAGAAATGCTCTTGCAAGCTTTTCAATAACAGTGGCAACTCCAAGTGTACCTGCCATAATAACAGCAGTTAGTGTATCAATTCCTACAAGGGAACCTGCACCAATAATTGATAGTCCAGAGGCTGCAAAAACTGCAACAATTCTGAAGAATATATTCCATACATTTGTTACCGCCTTGGAGCCAATTGCTTGCTCTCCATCAGTATCTGTAATTGTAATGTCTACTTTACTCTTTGTCATTTTTATCTCCTTCCCTGAATTTCATTGAAAATAGCCATACGATTACGCATAGCATAATTGCCCATCCTACTACTGTTTTAGCAGACCCGTCAAGGACTGCCCATGCTACGAACATACCAAGAAGGGTGAATGTTTGGTTTAGTGTTTCACGAAACTTATCTGTTAACCATTTCTTCATTATCTTATCCTCCCTGTAATTAAGTTAGTTGATGCTATTAATTGTCCAACAATTACAGAGGCAACAACTACTGCTTGTGATTCTTTGCGTTCTTCTGGTGTCATATCTGCACCAACATTAGCAAAAGCTTTTAACGCCTTACCTGGATCAGTTAAAACTGTTAGTAATAATTCAGATGGATCCTCAAACATTTCGATTGCATCCGCAACTTCTGCTGTAAGGATAACTCCGTTATCTAACATAACTGGCTGATCTGGTGGCAAATCTTCATAGTCAAGACCTGATGCTTCAAAATCCTCAAATGATATAGCATCCATAGGTCCATACTCTGTAAGTAATTCTTGCAATGCTATTGCTTCTTCCGCCGTCAATCCATCTGTGATATCATTATCAAATGGAAGATCAGTGGATGAAGGACTTGGATCAGGAGATGGACTCTCAATTGAATCTGGAACTAATGGTTCTGGAGATGAAGTCTCTGGCTCAGGAGCTGGGGATGGAGTTACAACAGGTACTTCAGGCTGCAACGGAGATTCTGAGGGACTTAAAGAAGGGGTTGGAGTAGGTGAAGCGGTTTCTGAAGGCTGCACAGCAGTTTCTGATGGCTCTGGGCTTGGCTGTGATGGCTGGGGTGACGGTTCTACTGTTGGCTCTGGTAATTCTGACGGCTGTGGTTCAGGGCTGGGAGTAGGACTTGGTTCTGGAGTTGGCTCTGGTTCAGGAGTAGGTGAGGGACTTGGTGTTGGAACAACAATTACTGGGGGTTCTTCAAAGCTTGATGGTGTTGGCTGTGGCTCAACTTCAATTGGCAATCCACCATTAACATCAAATGCTGCTTCTATTAAAACAACAGGCTGACCCTGCTCATACCTTATACCTCTTCTAACATCTGGTGGAAGATCTGTCATTGTAACAATCTCTCCATGCCACCCACCATTTGGAAATTTATTAACAACCAGTCTCATTTGAGTTAGTGGACCGCTTGACTGTGGAAATGGACGAACTGACCATTCAATGCAAAAGGAGTCTTGATTATATCCATATGAAGTATAGGCTCCTGGACCAAAGGATACCCAGTCTCTACCAGCAATAGAAACTGAGGGGGTCTGTGGATAGTCCCAGAAAGTACCATCAGGTTGACCAAAGGTGACAGTTGCATTAGTGCTGTAGTATATCCTGTTATATTCTGTTGGTCCCAGGGTGAGTGAAAATGGTAATAACATTTCAAAGGATCCGTCATCGTCACCAGTAATAGTAGACATATTGCAGACTAGGGGTGTGGAGCTTAAGGCTGGGGATGCAACAAAAATAGCCAATAGCGAGACTATTGGCATCAACAAAATAAACTTAAATTTATTGCGAAACAATTCTCTTTTCTCCATTAGTAACTATATTATCGTTACTAAAATAATTATATCATGAACTAATAAATAAAATAGAGTTTAGTTAATTATTGCTTCTGGAATAAAATCAGAAAAATCTGCTGGATAGTCAGCCCCTGGAGTCCACATCTTAAATTGTCTTATGTCAGAAGTATAGCTTCCACTTCCTCCGACTATTCTTACCTGAACCACCACAGGAGATTTTGTATAAATTGTCCAGCACTGTGATGCTACAAACTTGCTTCCTGGCTTTCCCGTAAAAAAGTAAGTATTTGTTGCGGTGGGATCATTTGCTCCAGGCTTTACTCTAGTTAATCTAACTTTTACATACTTAGGCTTTTTCTTACCTTTAGTATCTATTCCAACTTGGTAACAAAATAAAGACCTGCCTCCATTACCCTTAATTTCTTTCTTTCCATTAAAATCTAGAGTTACCCACTTACCCTTTTTAATTGTCTGATTTTGTGTAGATTTATATCTAATTGAATCCTGTGCGTTTGACGGAATTGCTGTGAGAGATAGTGCTATTGCTATTAGTATTGCTGTTGCTTTCTTATAAATATTCAATGTTTCATGCTGTCCCCTTGTTTATTTACCCCCGATTTATAACGACAGCATATAACTATTTTATCATATATTCTAGGCATAAAAAAAATGGCGATTTTTATAGAGATCGCCAACTCTTTTTAATTTTATTTAGAGAAAAATGCACCGTTCCAGATATTATCCAAAAACTCAGGAGAATCTTTTTTTGTTTCTGAAGCATATAAAGCTGCTAACTGTGCTTTTGCTTCAGATTCAGTGGTATGACATCCTACAACTTTACCATCATCATCCTTGACAACAGCATAGCCAGAACACTCTTCTTTTTTATTTGAAATGTGCCAAGGCATTATCTCTCCTTATGCATCTAAGATGTGCTTTGGATCTAGTCCTCCGCCACGCTTCCAACCTGGACCCGCTTGAAGCTCCATGTGAAGATGTGGACCCGTGACATTTCCGTCCTTACCAACTTTTCCAATTGCGTCTCCCTTTTTAAGCACTTGACCCACTTTGCATGAGTGTGAGGCTAGGTGTGCAAATAGTAGATGTCCGCCTGAAACCTTTAGAAGAACTGAATTTTTTCCAAATGCAGCACCCCAAACTTGTCCAACTTTAACTACTTTTCCATCGCAAGGTGCGACTACTGGTGTTCCCACTGGTGCAGCAACATCCACGCCTTCGTGCCTACCGCTTGACCACATTTTTCCAGCAACTCCGAAGGGGGTTGAAACTGGCTTTCCTGGTACTGGCATTCCCATAAAAATCATTCCTATCATAATAAATTAACAAATTTCTTTGTTTATACTATTATATCAAGGTTTTTAGATTAGGCGTTATTTTTAAACATACTGGAAAAGCTGGCTATCTTTTCATTCATTTTCTTCATCTTTTCAGATAAAGCCTCATTAGCCTTTTTTAGCTCAGAATTGTCGTTTCTTAGCTTTGAATTCTCTTTAGATATAGATATCACAGACTGAGATAAGTTATCCATCATCTTCTTGTCGCAGTTTATTTGATCATGAAGAAGTTCGTTTGTTTTCAATATGCTCTTATAAGTAACATACTGGAATCCAACCATAATTAAAACAAGCATGTGAATAAGTATCAGTAGGGCTTGCATTATTCCTCCATGTTAGGAGAGTGGTGGATAACCTTGTTTACCTGCATTGGCAAAACGTGTCTCTCGTGGACTCCGTAATATGTAACTATCACCATCACTAAGGAGCTATCCACCACTCATCTTTATTATCTTATAATATCGTCATATTGTCAAGGGCTGCTGCAATCTCGGCTGGCATCTCCCTTGGGGGATTGACTATTCCCTTAACATCAGAGATTTTTGATCTCTCTTTTTCTATTTCATCTCTATGCATGGACGAATAGGTGTGTATTTTAATTTCCCTATCCCCCTTTGTTGTAAGAGATAGAGCATTGTATATCGAGCCACATACAGCATCAGCCAAATCCTTTGATCCTTTTCTTGGATGATCAACCTTATCTCTAATAATTCTTAACTGAAGCAATTCATCTATTAATAGTTTTATTGCTGGTCCAGATAGTCTTTCTTCCATGATTATCATAGCCATATCTTCATAATGCTTCTTTGCTACTGAAAGAATTTCTGTATTAATTCCATATGCCTTTAACTGTTGCATCATGTCATGAGAGTTCCATCTATCAAAGGTTACCCTTCTTAGATTAAACCCTCTACCTTTAAGGCTAATTATGTAATCCTTTACCTCTGTAAAATCTACTGACTGGGTTGAAGTTGGAGTCCAGAATCTTACTGCATCAACAATAATCTTTGGAGAAGCTTCTGTCATCTGACCTCCAATTTTTGTATGAACCCAATGATCAACATGGGATATAGCTACTGCACAATGGTCATGCTTTTGTGCAAGGTCAACGTGGACATAGTATTCTTTATCTTCTTCTGGCTGAAACCATTCAGCAAATCTTCCGCTATCAGTTACTCCAAGATTTGGGTTATTGAAAGCAATCTCAACCTTCTCTCTTGATTTAAAGAATGCATCTGTTGCCTCTGGAGGCATACAGGCAAATCTAGAAAGAGCATCAACTGGATCGGAGTAAAAGTCTACAGTAAAGTCTGTGATCTTTCTGGTTGGATTAATCTCCCATGTAGGTCTTTTTAGAGCATATACTCTAGGAATATTGTAGGCAAGGATCTCATCTTCTTCCCACTCAACACTAAATTCATTTCCCTCTATACCGTCTGGAAGCTCTGGATCAACCTTAAAATCGTGGGATCGAATTGTTACAGTTTTTTGAGCAACAACTTCATTATATCTTTGTTGGATAAAGTCATTCTTAAATCTAGGGAATGAAAGTAGAATGAGTTTTCCAAAGTCTGGGAAGCGGGAAGCTACTGAAGCACGATACATCTTATAGATAGCCGAACCAGTTTTTGCTTGTTCGTGACCAGAAGTTGATTCAAGTTCAAAGCCTGAGATTTCATCCAGGATTACAACAAGTACGTTGTATCCTTCCCAGGATTCTCGTTGTGAGTGACCTGAGTGAACTGTAACAGCCTTATCAAATTCGATGCTATTGGCTTTTGAAATATATCTTCCTCTGAACCATGGAGACCTATCAATTCTTGTTGTAAAACCTTTAAAGAAAACTCTATTCGCTTGCACAGCATTGATAGCAATGTTAAGAATGTCAATGGAGTCACCTGGAGGCTTACCAAAATATTTAGCTGGGTCCTTTAGACATAACAGTAGGTATACGATGTAGGCACAGGCAATTGTAGATGTGTAGTCTTTTCCAGATCCTTTACCCAGTTGAAGAATAATTTCATTGCATGTTTGCTTCCATCTTTTTTCACCTTCATCTTCTCCCCATACCTGAACCAGTGTTTCTTTTTTGTAAACCTGACTCATAGCCTTAATCATTTGATATTGATACTCTGATAAGGGAGGTAGGGCTAGGAAGTCCTCTGATGTAACAAACTCTTCAATTGCTACTGGGGTCTCTTCAAATACTTCTCCTGCAAGTGCGTCAACATACTCGGAGAAATCAAAATCTTCAAGCATCATCATCCTGGATTGTAATTGATTCAACTCTATTAGTTACCTGACTTAGCTTTCTTGCAACTTCAACCTTGCAATGGTCGCAATCAGAAGTAACTTCTTTTAAGATAGAGACTAGAATTTCTTGCTTTCTTTCGGTTTCCATAATTTGATCTGCAATCTCATTGTCTTGCAGTAGACCAGCTTTCTGAAGCATTTCTATTCTCTTGGCTTCTACATCAGCAATCAACTTTAGAGATTGGGCTTTAATATTATATTGACCATTGGCATCAGCCTGTTCAACCGTTTCCCAAGCACGATTAATTAACATTGAATAGTGTTGATCTGCACCACTAAGGGCTTCTTGAGCCCTTTCCCTAATTCTATTATTAGAGTGGGCAAATAGTCTCCACTCATCTATTAACTGGAGTACCTCTCCACGCTTAATAGAAAGATCTTTTGATATCTGGGTAGCATTACTTCCCTTTAGCATTTCTGACACGACCTTATTCATTAGGTCAAATCTTTCTGCTAATTCAATTTCAGACATTAGGAATCCTTTTTACTCTTTCCTTTAATTATACCCTTTAATTGTTCAATGGGCATTGACCTATAGCCACTTGGAGAGCGAGCTGTGATCCATTCTGATCCTGTAACCAGATGCTTTACATATTCTATAAATTTATATTCTTCTCTATCATGCTTAAATTTAATTAACATTCCCTGCTTGATAGTATTTTTTCCAAAGATGAACTCTTCATGTACTTCCCAATTAGGATTTCTATTATAGGGGGTTGCCTTCTTACCCATTGCTCCCCCGATTATCAGTTCTATAGAAACCGCTACCCTTAAATGTGACTCCAACCGAAGAGTAAATCTTTACCATATGGTTGCCACAGGATTCGCATACCTGAATAGATGAGTCATTAATTGATTTTTGAATTTCCACTACTGTCTCACAATTATCACATTTATAGTCATACTTTGGCATTACTTCCAGTCCCCTTTTCGGGCAACTTTAAGAAGAACTAAATAACCTATGAGATCATTAATGTCATTATCCCCCTGGTACTCCTTGCCACGAGCAAACCTACTTAACTTATCATCAATCCTAACAAGTATCTGCTCCTCGGGAGAACTTTGAGAGAATATTCTTACTGGATCTAAAGCTGAGTTTCCATATGATCTGTTTTTTTCAATTAATAGATCTGAAATTTCTTTACAGATTTCAGATATTGATTTCTCTGTTTTGTTATTAGGCATACTATCTTTTCCTTAATACAACATTTAAATGATGTGGATGAGCTCTGATTATATCAGTATTAATATTTACATATTCAAGAGTTTCCATTGTATATATCTCTTCAAGTCCTCTTAGAAACTCTTCTGGATGATACGGACCAAGTTCTGCGACAATTAAAGGACAGTTTAAAGCACCACTTGAAAAACCTTCCCATACTAGGGGCTCATGACCTTCAACATCAATTTTAATAAAATCAATATCTTGATCTAATACCTCATCAAGTCTTTTTACTTCTATTGTCTTAATAAAATATCCCTCTGGAGCTTCATTTTCGATAGTAACTCCTGAGCCACCAATATTTTCTAACGGACCAATTAAATTTACCATCTCGCTTTTATTGGAAAGTCCAATTGGAAATACTGTTATCGGTGAGCAATTTGAATAATCATTTAGCTCTTTAGCTTTATTATAGTTATTAACCAATTCAACATTAGGTTCAAATGCCCATACCTCGCCATCTTTACCTACAAGCCTAGAAAGAACTTCAGTATAATATCCGATATTAAAACCAATGTCTAAGCACTTAGATCCTGGTTTAACATTACTAACCATCCATTGTGTTAAGTCTGGCTCCCAATATCCATACTCCCTACAAGCCTCCCCAACATACCTATCTCCTGGATCAGTCCATAAATAAAATGAATCTAAAACATATGTAAATTCGTCAATTTTATTTTTATTAGTTGGGTTTAAGTTAAGCATTCTTTTCTCCATACACGTTTCTATCATACCAATAATTATTATAATTGTTAGTTCCGCTTATCCCAGAGTTACCACCCTCAAGCCCATTTGCTTTGTATCTAGCAATTCTAGTTCCGCCATCCATTGTAAAAAATCTTCCGTCCTGCGAGTCAATTAATTTTCCCACCTTGTACTCTGGTAAGGTTCCTAGCCCATGATTTACAATAGCTGTCCCGAATGGGACTGGTCCAGATGGACATAGAGGAGTTCTTCCGTAATACTTATCGTTAAAGTTTTTAACAACTATCTCGATGGCATTAGAAAAAATTGGAAATCCTTTTTTGCCATAAATTAGTGATGGGGTAACTGACCATGATCCTCCACTGGCAGAAAAAATATCTGAGAATAGAATTGCATCTGTTTGACTATCTACGCTAAATTGAGTAAGCATCATGTTATTTATATCTGAGTACCATCCCCCAAACTCGTGCATTAGTAGATATTTTGCCAGGTCAGCTTTATACGCATACGGTACAAATCCCTCGTATGCCTTTTTAACGCTATCGTCAAACTTATCTGATATTAAATCTAATATGTCAGAATTATTCCACAATTTGTATTCACAATGGGGAAAGTTATTTTTTATTGAATTTAAATAAGGTAGCTCAGGGGTGGAAGAGCTATCTGAAATTAATATTTGATGAAAATACATTACTTCGTCCACTTTCTTTGGTTTTTAATCATACCATATTTTTCTAATGCTCGCTGGATAGTCATATGACTGCATCCCGCTTCCTGAGCCATCTCTGTAGTCTTTTTCTTTTCTACTACATATCTTTTATACAGCCAGGCTTTAGATTCCCATAGCTTTGCCATCATCTCACCATATTCTTTGTGGCATACCAAGCAATTCCTGCTGCATCTGCAACGTTATCACTTATGGTATCTACACCAATGCTCTTTACAAAATCAATAGTTTTTTGTTTTCTAATTTCTCTAATTTTAGATTTAATCCAGTTGTCTGATCTTCCTGGATTATCTGACTTGACTTTTTCTTTTTCCACTTTAGTAAAGTTTTTATTACCCAAGTATGACTGCCAAGTTATTGGATGTACCTCAAGTACCTCCGCACCATTCTCTAAAAGCTCCCCCATGATTGCTCCAAAGATGTATGCCATTTTTAATCCTGTATTGGCAGAACGAACCATTACTGCTGCCTCCAGAACAACGAAGTCAGTATTAAAATGCTTTTTTAATGCACGAACCTTCTTCTTTGCATCCAGGATTCTTTGATAAACATCTCCACCATCAAAGTTTACTTCTCCCCACTCAACGGGGGTCTCCCCATCAAATATACAGTAGGCAATTGTGTGGGTTGAAGCATCAATACCCATAACTCTTTTGCTATTATTCTTAGCGAATTTTGCGAGTGTCAATTCCCATTTTCCTTAATATGTCTTCACGAGTCTTGGCTTCTTTATCAGCCTCGCATTTACCACATATTTCTGTTTCATTATAACGACTAAGGATTGTCTTGCATCCTCTTGTTTGACATACCCGTTTCTTACCAGCAAGCCTTTCTTTGTTGTAATAATATCTTTCCTTAATCTTAATGTTGGTCGCAGTTCTACAACATTCATCCGAACAATACTTTTGATTATGGGTCTTTGGATCAAAGTCCTTGTTACAATCTCTAAAGGCACATTTCATTTTGGAGCCACCATAGCTTCAATTGCGATTACCCCATCTTCCATTTCTTTCCAGCATTTAGTTTTTACTGGACAATTCTTACAGGCATAGACAGATTTAGTATAAGATCTAGTTGGCAGTGTGTCTTCAGTATAAGCCTTGTAGACCTCACGCATCCAATCAAATGTGTCATCAATTAGCTTTTGATTACGTTCATTCATGTTTACGGGGATTATGCAGATCTCTTGTGTGTTCTTATTTTCATACATTAGGAATCCTTGGTCTGCACCAGTAACCTTCATGTATGTAAGAATCTGAAGTAGATGATTTCCAGAAGCCTTCATGCTTGCTTGCTTAATTAAGTATTGCTCTTCCTTGGTTGTTTTAATTTCTCCAACAACTTCTTTCCCGTCCCACTCAATAATAAGGTCAGCAAATCCTCTGATTGGGGGATCATCGTTTAAAATCTCACGTTCTTCTTCTTTAAGAACTCCAGTCATAGCAATAATCTTTTGAAGTCTTTCGTGAGCATAAGTACCATTCATCATATTTGCAATAGCACCTGCATCAAAAGTGTCCTCAAAATCTGCACCATTGAAAGCTATGAACCAGTATCTTGGGCAATTACCATGACCGTAGCCTATCGTAGAGGGGCTAAAAGTCTTTTTTAGTGTTCCAGCCCCATCTCTCTTTGTTGATTCGTATGCTGTTTCAACTAATTTAGCAAACTCATGGTAGTCAAAGCCCTCTTGTTTCTTGAATCTTAAACTTCCTACAATTGATTTTGCCATTTAATAGTTTCCCCTAATTGAATATTTTACTGCAGCTGCAAGTTTATCTATGGCATCTGAGGTTGTGTAGTATACGTTCTTCTTCTTTGATGCTTCCGCACCCTTTTCAAATGTTGTGTAGTATCTAGCAAGTACTGCAAACTTGGCACTTAATGCCTGTAAAGCAATGATTAATTCTGTAGCTTTTTGAGCTGGAACATCTGGCTTCATTACCAGTTTGACGATTAAGTCTAATGCTCTGTCCAGGTCTGGGTCATTCATAAACTCAGACATCTCATTAAATTCTGTTACTTCACTTACTATTTCTAAGACTGTTGGTTCCGCCATGCCTCTTCCATTTCTTCGAATAGAGCCCACTCAATAACTGCTAATCTTATTTTATCATTGTTTGAGCCTAGTATTAATTTTAATGCAGGAAATTTATCCCTGCCAACTTTAAAAGTGTCTGTGCAAACCTTTGCCCAAATCTCTTTTGAGATAGAGATAGACCTTTCATATTCTTTATAGTCTACAACAAAGTCATTCCATTTAGCATCGCCCTTTTGATATGGACCACGACCAGAGTTTTTCTGCAACTTTGCCCCATCACGCTTTGCCTCTGAACGCTCTGACATTAAATTCTCACCTGAGACTTATGGTTATCAGGACATACCCAATACATGGTGTGTTCATCTTCATCTATTACCGCTGAGTCAACGATAACAAGACACTCTTGACAGGCAAATGCTCCCATTGCTATATCCTCTACTTTGTTGCTAATCTTTTTATCTTTGCCAAGGAACTTAGCTAGGTCTTCAGCCATAAATCTTTTCCTTAAGTTTTTCTACAACGTCTGGATTCTCTCTTAGATATTCTACAGCCTTAGCCCTACCCTGGAATCTTTCTTCTTCAACTGTGTACCATGATCCACCACGCTGAACAATACCCATCATTTCTGCGGTATCTAGGACTTCAGCAACGGCATCAACTCCAACATGGTCACCTTGATAGTAAAAGTCATACTGACCTGATAGATTTGGAGGACCAAGTTTATTGTAATCAATAATCCAATTTACTGGTCTACCAACTTTTTGGTCAATGATCTTATCGCCTACTCTAATTCCAGACTTAATTGCATTAGCCTCTGCCTCAGAAGCCCACAATTTTATAATTGTGCTAGAGAAGAACTTAACTGCCATACCACCAGTAGGAATATGAGTAGCATGCATACCACCAAAGCTGTTGCGTTGTTGTGATATAAGTACGATAAGCGTGTCTTTATTTGCGTAATTAAGCATTTTAACTGCATGAGTCATATCTTTTGCTTCAGCACCAATCTGCTTTGTATCTTGGAGGGCTTTTAGTTCTTCCCCGTCTTTTTCAAAGTAGATGGCTGGTAGCAAGGCTGATATGGAGTCAACAACAATGATGTCTACTCCAGCATTCATTAGTTGTGTGGCAACATCTACCATGTCATTAATAGTTTTTGCTGGAGAGTAAATTAACTCTTTTGAATTAACTCCCAGTCTTTCAGCCCAGTCAGCAGAATAGGATGCTTCAGAATCAATCCAGGCACAAGTTTTACCCTGCTTCTGTGCCTCAGCAATCATCTGTAGACAGAAGGAAGACTTTCCAGCAGACTTGTTTCCCCATATAAGTATTTGTCTTCCGTGTCCCAAGCCACCCCTGAGGGCTAGATTAACTCCGATGCTTGGAGTTAACTGCTTTCTTGCGTCCACCTCTGTTGCTATTTGAACTCTTAGTCTTGTCTTTGGATCTAGCTTCGCTAGAATGTCTTCTGCTACCGTCATCTTGTAAACTCTTTTCTAATTCTACTGCTAATTCCTTAACAGATTTCTTTCTACTTGCTGCAATTCTATCAATTATGTGAATTATATCTTCTTCTTCATGGCTTCTAATTACCAACAGGTATTCCCCAGAAGTACCTTGAAGAATGTACCCGTCCATTACCCAGCAACTCCATGCATTCTTGGACGAGTCTGATTAATTCCCATCTTCTTTTCTAAAGTTTCATGGAGAGAATCTTTCACGTCTCCATTAAATCTTAATCCTTCATACAAATCAAAGACTCTAATTAGGATATCAGCCAGTTCTTCTACCACCTGATCTTGACCCTTATCTTTTCTAAGGGCTTCTAATACCTCTGTGGCTTCTGAGTGAATCATTGCTAACTGCTTTGCATAGAAGATAAACTTATCTGACTTTGGAGCAACATCTTGATACATGTATTCCCAAAATCCTTTTTCAGTTGCGTTTCTATGTATCTCTTTGGATACCTCATCAAGATTCAATTTTGCTCTCCTCAACTAATTCTAAAATCATCATACTTGTTTCTTCATCTATAGATAAAGCCATTCGGTAGTTTGAATAATCTTCAAATACATCCCTGCTTGGAATAGCTACAACTCCCATATTCTTAATAATTGCTGCAAGTACCTGGGTAAGGTCTAGCTGAATATTATCTTCTGGTACTACTTCTTCACTCATAATATCTCTCTAACTGTTTTTGTTCCATCTTCTAACGAACCAATTTTAATTTCACATTTAGACTCTGGTCTCATTTTTCCTAGTGCCTTTGAGTATATGGCAGGAAAAGCAATAACTCTTGTTAATTCCTTTTTAGAATCTGAAATAATTATGTGAGCCATCATCTTATTCTGTTTAGTTTTATAGTTTGTAAAGTCTACAACCATGTGCTGATTTTCTTTTAAATCAAACTCTTTCTCATACAGATAGTTAATGAAAGGATCACTCTTTTTCTGCACTACATCATCAATTGTAACATATCTATGAATTCTATTGTCTCCTACTAGGAAGAAATACATGTTTCCAGTTTCGATCTGTGTATTCTCTGTATGGAAAATTCCAATGGTTCCCGTGTCATCAACTAGTTCTACACGAGACCACCCACTTCCCTTTTTAATTGACTTAACCATAGCCATAATAATAAACGTTCCTTGCTCCAGGAAGTCCTCTAGTGGTGTTACTTGGGCTCTAACAAACGGGGCTAGTCCCTGAACATCAAACTTTGGAATATTTAAATATTCATAATAGTTTTCAGATTCTTTTCCACTTCTAGGGTTATCATCAAATGCTGCTGCACCAATTGCATTTAAAGCATCTATAGCTCTAGAGTTAATTCCGCTACCCTTTTGATTAGAGTGCTCAGTTAAATCTTTATAAGTATTAAATGGTCTAGATTCAACTATCTTGTTTCCAATATTCTCTGAGATATATTTAATATTAGATAGTCCAAACCTTATGGAATTTCCCTGAATTGTAAAGTCTAAATCAGATTCATTAATATGTGGCAACAGGACCTTCAGTCTAAGTCTCTTTGCTTCCAATAGGTACTCTGTTCTTGTATCCTTGTCTCCCTCGTTTTTGAGAAGAGCAAAAACGAATTCAAGAGGATAGTAATGCTTAAGCCAAGCAGTCCAATAAGACAACATAGAGTAAGCAACAGCATGACTACGATTAAAGGAATAGCCAGCATGAGCCTCAAAGTCATGCCAAAGATCTTCAGCAACTTCTTTAGGGATATGCTCACTTGCACCATTAACAAACTTATCTTTAAATTGATCAAATTCTTTTGCATCTTTTTTCTTTCCAATAATTTTTCTAACTTTATCAGCCTCTGACCATGACATTCCTCCCAGGTGTACACAGGCTTGCATAACCTGTTCCTGATAGATAATTACTCCATAAGTTCTTTCAAGGAACTTTTGCATAATCGGATGAACATACTCAATCATTTCCTGACCGTTTTTACGAGCAATATAGGAAGCACCAACAGTATTCATAGCACCTGGACGAACAAGGGCATTAGATGCTGCAAGGTCTTCAAATGTGCTGACTCCCATTTTGATCAGTAGATTAGTATAAGGTGTAGCTTCCGCTTGAAATACCCCACGAGTAAATCCATTAGATAAATCTTTAAATACCTTTGGGTCGTCTAGGGGAATTTTTCTAAGAGATACATCTTTGTTGTATCTATCTTTAATCATGTCAAGCGTGTCTTTAATTACAGATAAAGTCTTTAGACCAAGTGCATCTAGCTTAATTAAACCTAGGTCAGCTGCCTGATCCATGTCGTATCCTACAACTGGAACACGACCAGAAACTTTATCATCTGGATCAGTTCTAGTTTCAATTGGTGCGTATTTAGAAATAGGCTCATTGGCAACTACAACTCCAGCAGCATGCATTCCGTTTCCACGGATTCTTCCACGCAAGTTTCTTGCTAGATTAACTGCTTCTGGATACTTATCAGTAAACCATTGAGAGTTTACATTAGATTCAAAGTCTTCAAATGTTTCAATTCCTTTTAGGGCTTTGTTAACTTCTCCTAAGGGAATTCCAAATACACGGGAAGCATCTCTTACAACACCCTTATCCTTAAAGTATTGGTAAGTGGAAATAGATGCAACGTGCTTAAACTTTTTGCGTAAATAGTCTTTTACCTCTCCACGCCGTCTATCCATAAAGTCTGTATCAACATCGGGGAAGTCATTTCGTTCTGGATTAATAAAGCGGAAGAAAAGCAAGTCATACTTAATTGGATCAACTTCGGTAATTCCAAGTGCATAGCAAACTAGAGAACCTGCTGCTGAGCCACGCCCAGGACCAACCAAGATGTCATTATCTTTAGCCCAGTTAATCATATCTGCAACAACAAGGAAGTAAGAAGCAAAGTCCTTATCCTTAATTACTGATAGCTCTTCGTCAAGTCTTTCAAAATACTCTGGGGAATCAATGCCCTTTGAGTCAAGACCCTCTTTGCATAACTGAGAAAGTTTTTTATTTGGGTCGCTCTTTGGCTTAGGAAGCAGAGATAAGCCCTCATAGTATTCGTAATCCCCGATCTTATCCGCAATCTCTAAAGTATTTTCATAGATATCGGTTCTAAGAATTCCATTCTTTTCATACCAGGTTCCAACATCTACACGATTTTGCAGGAACACATCAATATCTTGGAATGAAATTGGGCGATCTGGGTATAGGTGATTTAGTCTTTCAAAAATATCTTTTATTGCTTTGCCAGACTCATAGGATGCATCTTTATTCATTTTAGGCTTGGTAGAAAGAATAAGTAATGCCTCTTCAATTGCCCGTTGATCTTCTGTGGCAAAGTGGCAATCTGATGTTGTTACTGGCTTGATGTTAAATTCATCAGCAAAATTTAAAAGCTTTGTATTCATTTCAAGTGGGTTATGGGGCTGGACTTCCATGTAGAAGTCATTATCAAATCTATTCTTGAACCACTTAATTGTTTGACGGGCTTTTTCCTCGTCTCCCCGTTCGATAGCCTTGCAGATAAGTCCATTAAGACATCCAGAAAGAACGATAATGTCATCGCCATATTCATCTAGAAGATCTAAATCAATTCGTGGCTTTCTGTAATACCCTTCGGTCCACGCAATTTCTGACATCTTTTGAAGGTTCTTTAGCCCATTCTGATTCTTAGATAAAAGAATTATATGATTAAAGGCTTGAGTATTATCATCACGACTCTTAACGTCACGCTTATCAAATCTATCAGTCTCAGAGATGTATGCCTCTAATCCAAGTATTGGCTTCATGCCAAGTTCTTTTGCAGCCTTTTGGGTTTCTCTATGTGCTGACAAGGTGCCATGATCTGTCATAGCAATTGCAGTCTGCCCTAAATCTTTAGCTGCTGAAAGAAGTTCGTATGGAGAGCATAGTCCATCCATAAGTGAATAATGTGAATGAACATGTAAGTGAACTAGGTCTGACAAATTTTCTCCTGTAAATTGCCTAGGGGTGACTGGTAACAGCCACCCCTAGTATAACAAATTATTACCACTCTACGCTAGAGGATGCAGAACTATCTGCTGAACTATCTGAGCTAATGCCCATATAGAAGTTTTCTTGATCATTGTAAGGAACATCACGAACTGCTGATTTTTCAAGATCAAAAAGTTCGTACTTATCAAAGTCAATTGGCTTTCCATCTGCGGTTGGTAGAGGAATGATACTGTAATTGGTATCAGTCTTTTCTCCAGTTCGCTTCAAACGCCATGTGACGTTAGAGATGGCACCAGTTTCACCTGCGTATTGAATAATTTCTGGAGTCGCACTCTTTGGTCCGCCACCCTGTGAAAAAATTGCTACATACGGCTCTTCGTTACCATCATCAACTAGAATGTTGATGTATAGTCTACTGCGACCCTTCCATCCAGCCTTCATATCACGGCGATGCATTTCACAACCAAAGCAGCGACCTTGGTCGTCTGAGGTGCACAATGCCTTACGGCGGTAATCTGTTGGGTTTGTATGTTCAACTGCAATAAAGCCTAGACCAGCTTTTTCATTGTATTCTTTTGAGTCAGGATCTAACTCCTGAAGGAAACGGATTTTAACACTCTGTCCGTCATTTAATTTTAACCAGCGACCCTTTTGACTATCTGTCGAAGTGCTTGGCTTATCTAATGCTGCGTTTAGTGCAGCAAGACCTGTTACTATTCCCATAGCTATATCTCCTAATGTATAGGGCTGTAAGATGCCCTTATATATTCAATTATACCATTTATTTATTTCCATGTCATGTATTCAAAATGCGGAACTGCATTTAAAATACACTGCTTTGCCTCTTCATTGGTCATATCACCAATGTCTTTGGCACCATGTGGGTATATCATTCCGTATTCATATGATGCCCACAAGACCTCTTTGCTTTTAAGCTTGGATGCAATTGTCTCTCCAAGCTTTCTACCAGCCTCATCTGTATCAGTTGCAATAATGATCTTAGATGAGTACCTATTTAAATTATCTAGATTCTCATTTGACAGATGCCCTCCAAGAGTTGCAACAGCGTTAGGGAATCCTGCCTCAAACATCTTGATTGCATCGAAGCTGGACTCAACCACAATTATGGTTCCACCTTCACGCTTAGCACGATGAAGGTTAAACATAGTTTTACTTCTTGGAAGGTTTGTACTATTCTTAAATCTTTTACCCTCGATTGAGCGACCAACTAATCCAACTGGCAATCCATCTGGACTATGAACTGGAACAATAACCATATCCTGAGACTTAGAATATCCTAGTCTAAAATGATCAATTGATTTATCAGTAAATCCTCTAGAGTGAAAATACTCTCTTGATCTTTCATCATTAGAGTTATAAAGCTCATCAAGTTTATCCTGAGGGAATTCTACGAAGTCTGGTTTATCTTCTAGTAGGGAT